CGGCACGAACCATTTGGAGAGGAACATAAGGACAATAGAAGAGTCCAGCGTCATAAGGTGAAGAACCCTTATAACCGACAACATAGTACTGGTTGCCAGGAGTTCCGTTAGCGGAAGTCAGGTTAGCAGCATATGGGTCAATGTATACGCGGAACTTGCCCATTAGAGTACCAGCAAAGGTGTTGCCAGTATCATCAACGTTCAGGTTAGCGTTGAGTGCAGGGGTGTAGTCAAGAACACCAGCCATGGTCAGTGCTGAAGCAACGTCAGCAGAGCACATGATGATGTTGCCCTTTCCACGACGAGTTCTCTGAGCGATTGCGTTAGCATCACGCTCAATTTGGAACAGAAGACCCTTGAACTTCTCAACAGACCAACGACCGTTTGAGTCGATGTCTAGGTCAAAGATACCAGGAGTTGCAACGTTTTGTACTGCACCCTGTTCTGCAACCTTATAGATGGTTCTGATGACTTCGCGGTTGATTTCTGCAAGAATTTCGCTAGACAGAATGTTAGCGAGTTCTGCTTCAGCATTCAGACCGTGAATTGCCTTCAGATCCTGAGCAAGCTCAAGGCTGTATTCTGCCTTCAGAGCGCGGCTCTTAGCAGTAACAGTGATTTTCTCGATTGAGAAAGCCATCTGGTTGAATGCATCATTACCTGTACCGTCCAGGTTTTCTGCATCACCAGTAGCCATACCCTGACCGACATTATATGCGGTTGAGGTTGCGGTTCCAACTGGGTTTAGAACTGAAGGATTAGTTCCTCCTTGAGTTGTTGTACCCATGCCAACACCACCTTCGGTGAAACCTGCAGTTTCATCGAATCCGTAGTCTTGACCGGAGAATGCGGAATCTGCTTCATTATAGAATGCTTCAGATCTTGCACCCTCTTTGTAGTACTGGGAGCGCATTGCGAAGATGAGTCCAGTAGGACCACTCATTGGTTGAACGCCAGCAAGGTCATAAGCGACCAGGTTAGGCATTGAACGACGGATGAGTGAAATCAGAACAGGATCGAAACCTGCGGTTGGACCACCTGCATCAGCATCTGCGCCGAAACCACCTGAACCACCAGCAAGGTTTGCATAGTTGGTTGGGGTTTCCATGAGTGACTGCATTGAGCCATTGTCAAATGCAGATTGCTCTCTTAGGAATTTTTCTTGGTTTTCTAGCAGGACTGCGGTTACCGCTCTCTTGTGCGAATCTTTGATTGGATCAAGACCCTCATAATTGAGGAGAGGTGCCCACTTTTCCTGCAATTGTTCTGAATGGAACATTTGCGTTTACCTTTTTACTAAAGTGACTTTGGGTTTGATTAATATTAAGTTCAGTTTTTGGCAACTGCCTGAAGCGTTCTAAGATACGATGCCATTGGTCCAGAAATAGATTCTGGTGAAGCATCTACACCTTCAGAAAGTGATTCAGTTCTAGTTGCTTTTGGAGCTTTATTTGCTGGGAAATATGATTCCTTCAGCATCTCCAGCTTTTCACGATATTCTTCTTCACTTTCAAACTCAACACTTTCGGCAAGTGAAGCGAGTTTCTCTTTCTGAGTGGCAGCAAGGCCCTCAGAAATCTGATCGAAGATTCCGTCAGCAACCGACTCTGCGAGACGCTTGTTTAGGGAGATATTCTTCTCGATCTGCTCGTTGAGTTTTGTCTCCATTTCATCAAGTTTTTCTACCATGCTATTAAGCACATCATATTTATCTTCAGGGATTGTTACATAATGTTCTTCAAAAAGACCCTTCATTCCAGCAAGGAATGATTCGGTCATTTCGGTCTTAAGACCTTGTTCGATAACGAGTGCATTTTCTTGGACCCACTCGTCAGAAACATACTCAAGGTATGAATCTACACGCTCAGAAAGAGCAGTTTTGATTTCTTCTACCTCTTCTACAAGTCTTTCCTCGTAGACAGTTTCAAGTTCTTCTTTAATTTGAGCTACCTTTGAAACAATTGCTGCTTCAAAAATAGTTTTTGCTCTTTCTTTAAACTCTTCAGAAAGATCCTCATCACCGATTAGTGCATTAACATCCTCTTCAATGCTATACTCTACAGTTTCTTCTTCTACTTCTTCTTCTACAACCTCTTCGGTTTCTTCTACTTCCTCTTCAATCTTTTCTTCTTCGTCAACTTCTTCTTCAATCAGATCTTCGTCTTCGAGTTCTTCTTCTTCCTTAACTCCTTTCATTGCTTCAGCAGAATGTGCTCCCTTATTCACAACATCCTTAACTTGCTTAAGGGTTGCGCCAGGAGTTTTAATTTTTGCTGAATCGTCATCTGACTTATAATTTTCTGGAGTAGGACCACCTAAATCTTCCCAAGAACCAGTTTGACCTGGGGTTTGTCCTGAAAGGCTTTGCATTGGTTCTGCTGCAGGTGCATTTGCATTTACAGCAGTTTTGGATTGCTTAGTGCCTACTTCCATTTCTTGTAAATTGTTACCACGAGACATTTGAACTCTCCGATTTTCCTGTATGAAATCTATATTTATTTATAATTTAATAAATTACAATGAATTTAAAAAGTTGTCGAATAACTCTAGTTTATGTTCTTCGAGTCTTTTTTGATCAACTAAGGTATTTATCTGTCTTTTTGTTGCCATTGCAACCTTTTCTCTAAGGATGCCACCATCCCAAATCCACTCCTTTCCTTCCATAATTCCTTGAACAAAAGCATCTGGCGCAGAAGGATCTGCAACGATATCAGCAGCAGTTGCGAGCATAAAATCTTCACCAACTTCCTTATATCCTTTGCTGTTTTCTCTCAGTGAACCAATACCACGAGAGGAGACGCCTAGGCATACACCTTCTTTTAGTAAAGATTCTGCAATCTTACCCATAGGGGTTGAAAGAATTTGTGCTTTACCGATGAAGTTGTTTCCTTCACGTTGAAGCTCAATAATCTTATGAGAAACTCTATCAAGATTTACAGTAGGACCATCAGGATGTCCTAGTTCGCCAAGAGCACGACCTTTTTGAACATACTGTTCGTAATAACGATTTACTTCCTTTTCCATAATGGACATAGGATACATACGTCCATTACGATTTACGCACTCTGCCTGTAGAAAAGGTCCTTTGATATAAAGCTTTTGCTCTTTACCAACACCTTCCGTAATAACTTCTACCTTTTCGATTTCTTCTCTGATTAGTTTCATCTTAAGCGTTTCCTGAAATTTGAACTTGTTGGTAATAAAGTGTTCCTGCGCCTGCGCCGTATGCAGAAACTTTATTTGAATTTATTATTGAAGCATCAGAACCACCAAAGGCAGTGGAAATTCCACTGGAATCATAACTTACAGTCATTCTTGTCTGATGATATCCCTGAACTCCTGCTGAAGTATCTACAGATAGGACTTCTTTATGCTCAAAATTATGATAGACTGAACCAGTCAAGGTTACGAAATCACCAACACCAAATGGAACTTGAGTTCCTTCTGGAACAGTAATAACTGTTGTTGCACCTGTAGTAACTCCAACAACTCTATTTGAAGCTTTGGTTAAAGCAAGAGTTGCTGTCCCACCAGATGGAACATAGTAGTCACCATTTGATGCAGAAGGATTTCCAGCAACAGAAACATGAGCCGCTGCTCCTACGGCAACTACTCTCAATACACTGGATTGAACTGAAAAAGAATTTGATGTGGAAGCAGCTCCTGCAGAAAAAGCAAAAGATGATCCAGTTCCAACTGGTTTATGGGCCATTATTCGTATAGTACACTTTTAGTTATTTATAAAATACTCAATTACCTACTGATTTCTTCCCAGTCCAGTGAAGCATAAACATCAGCACCAGCAGTATCAGATGCAACTACTAATGTTAATTCATAAGGTGTTCCAGTCAGTCCATTTCGTTCCAACTGAAACTTAAATAATGCCTCTTTCAGAATATCAATACTTGCAGAAGATTGGTTTGCTGATGAGAAGAAACCAGATGCTAGAATTCTTCCACCACTTACAGTTCCTCCATCAATCTTATATTCCACAGCACTATCAACACCAGCACTCGTCCAAGTGCCACCAGTAGTAGTTGCTGATGCTCTCATCTGCCAATTATATTGTGGTCCATTTCCAGTTCCCATTAATGAAAGGGCAGTCAGAATTACAATCGCATCTAATCTATTTGGAGAAGATTTGAGACGAATAGAAATAACAGGATAATAAGTTCCTGCTGGAGTTGGTAAATCTACTGGTGCTGTTATTGGTGTTTGAACTGCTTGTTGTAATCCGCGCAGTTCATAACCACCTTCTGAAATTACAGAAGAGCAAACTTGCTTCATAGTGCTGCTGCTGGTAGTGATTCCAGTATTAGCAATCTCATATCTCAAAGGAAGTGATGCTGTTGTAATATAAGTTGATTGAATTAAATTTGCATGATGGAATGAATGAGCGTGAACAAACTTGCCATCAATCACAAATCCCATTCTGACTGTGCCAAGTCCCAACCATTCAATATCCATCCAAAGAATTTGTGCTTTGGTGATATCTAATGTAATGCCAGAAACTCCAGTACCATCCAACTTATCAACATTCCAATCTTCTTGTGCTACTCTTGTTTCAGTGCCAGTAGATAAACTTCTCTCAACAAAATATGCT